CATTCATTTGTATATAAGCACTGTTAACTTTTATATTTTGATTCCCCCCCAAATTCTGTATAGAGCACGACTTATTTACGCTATTATTTCCATCAGAAGTAGATTGATTAATGGTCCAAACTATTTCTTTTACTGGATGGTTGAACTGTAATTCTGCGACTGAAATAACTTCTTGGGAAGTGCTATTCGCTATAGTATTTGAAGAGATATTGAGTCTATTAGAATACTGAACTTGTTCTATAAGGTATTCATGTGATAACTGAGCAAATCTTCTACGCTCATCTTTATCAAGGAATATATAATCTCCCCATGCTGATAAGGAAGTTACTCCGTTAAGATTAGCAGCAAGTTTAACAATAATTCTTACTTCGTGATATTGTAATGCTATTAAAGGTAACGCAAGACCTGGATTTCTACAAAACCAGAACTGCAGGGGAATATACGCTGGTTGGGGCATTGATACTATTCCGCCCTGAACTAAGGGTTTATATCCACCTATTACCCTCACTGGACCAGCTTCTATACTGGGAATTCCCCTGTCACAAATAATTAAGTCATTAAAACCAGTTATACATACACCAAATGGATAAATAAAACTAGATGTTAATGGGTCGTCAGTATTAATAATTGTTCTGGGAAGAGGGTCTCCATTTCCATCTCTATCTGGTTCTTTTCCAGCAACTACAGTAAGTTGGCTGTCGACATATTTAATAACACGTCCTGTATTCTTACATGATATATAAAGGTCGCCATTAGTATGTTTAAATATGTTTTCACCTTCTTCAATCAACGCTTCAGAACCTGCTATTAAGTCACAAGGAGTATCTTCTCTATTAGCTCCTCCGTTTACTTTATATAATCCCGGTGTATTTCTAAAACATACGAAAATATTATCATTGTCATCTATTTCCATGGTCCAAACTATTTTAAGATTATTATTTTTATCCTTTAATTGGGAGGTATGTTGTTTAAAATAATAATTAGGTGTAATTGTGGTAGTTTGAGACAGATTTACCTTATGTAGTTGTCTAGAAGTAGTTAATTTATAGGCATGTGCCATAGTTTGAGTTCTTGTTACACCGCGAGCTCCGCTGGCGCCTAGTGTAGTTATTAAACTACCTGGATTAGTTATTTTAAATACTTTATTATCCATTATAACTGTATCATTATCAGCCATTATATCAATACTGTATGTTGCAGAAGGCACACCCCCCGATACGTTAACAACAGAGTACTCTGTTATAGATCCATTCGAATCAATATTATAACGTTTTAATTGCCAAGGAGTTGCTAATACAACTGCTAACAAAAATGTTCCGTCTGGACTAATAGATAGTGGATATCCATTACCACCAATATTAAATACAACTTCAATTGTATTGTCTGATAAATTTAATCTTAATAGTTGTCCTAGATAGGTAAGTATATATGCATAATCTAGAGTAGGGTGTATTGCTATCCCAATAGGATTTGCACATGTTGCTAATGTAGTAGTAATATTTGTTGATAAATCTATTTTTTTAACTCTACCTCCATTACCGCTGGCGGCACCTGAACCTGTAATTAATACATAAGAACCATCGGGACTTATTGCTAGTCCCATAGGGTCATGTATTCTGCTTGTTCCTATACCACCATCAACATTTCCAGATGTTCCAGCAAGTCCAGAAATTGTAGTAAGTTGATTTGTATTTAAATCAAATTTTCTTATAGCATGATTTCTTTGAGCGATAATTATAAACGGATTGGAAACATCAGGTCCCTCAAAAGCGCCTATATCCCAAAAACCAGATATCGATGAGGAAGCCAATGGACCGTCGGTGTTTCCACTACCGAATGTATGATACGTGTCAACAGTAGGTGTTGCTAAAGGAGCCAATATACTATTTGAATAATGTTGGTCACTATTGTCGTATTTTCTTAATATTTTTTTGTAGTAATTAAGAGAAAAAAGCATCATATTAGTGTTAAAGCATAAATCTGTTATTCCGGCAGTTGTATATCCTATAGTATCGACACCATTAGTTATTGACGGTATAATATCTGCGAGAGAACCAGAATTTGTAGAACCCAATGACATCCATGAATTTTCTTGAGAAATATAATTACCATTTTGGTCAAGATTAACTCGAGCGATATCAACGTAATCGCGATCCAAAACGTATATATAGTTTCCATCAATTTTCAATTTTCGCGGATACGAGTATGAGCCCCGCTGTATATTAGAAGTAGCGTCGTGAACTATTGTATAGTTATTACTATTATCAATCATAGATAATTTATATGTAGTTGGGACAGCCTTACTAAAGTATAATTTACCAGATGAATGTAAAACCATATCACTAGTTCCAGTATCATCTGTTCCAGGATAGTTAATGACTTGATTAACAGCAATATTATTTAATTCAGGAGGAGAAGGTTGATTTTCATCAATAGTTACTACTGTCGAAACCTTCTCAAAACCAATTCTTAAATCATTTAATTGTTTGGTTTTATCAATATTATGTGTTAAATCACACCATAAATTCATCCAATGACTATATTGTTTATCTACCAGCTGTCCGCCCAATTCACACTCTACATAATCTATACATTGAAAGGAGTCATTAGTAGAACCGTCCGTTTTCAGTATAATATTAGATAATAGGTCACCGTCTCTGGATATAGTAAAGGAAAGTCTTCCACCCTCTTTAAAATCACCATTTATAGTTTGTTCTACAGTTTCTCGCGCAAAGTGAGTATGTCTTCTAAATACCGTTTTAAAAAAGGTGATTTGTGGATTACCAGTTAATGAAATATCTTGTGCTCCATAAGCAACTAATTGTAATAAGCCTCCACCCATAATTATATAATAATACAATATTATTTAATTATGTATTTAGCCTTAAGATATGTCTTAAAAATAAATAGAGTAAGGTATTTAATTTGAGTAAGCAAGGCCACCCATACCACTCATGATACGGAGAACGTTGTAGTTTACGGCGTATACGTGTAATTTACCAGTGGCTGAAGCATGTTCAAGGTTAAGAACCGCGTTATCAATTCTGGAGAAGTTACAGGTTCCACTGGGTTGATGCTCTTCGGGTTTGAGAGCAAATGAGTAGACATGGGGGACACTGTGGTCAGCGCGGGCGACTCCTGAGACGGCTCTGCGTTCGGTATCACTTGCGCCCTCGTGGTATTGGTATCTTTGGACTTTGGTGAAATATTTACCCTCTCTACGTTTGAAGCGGTCATGACCGTTAAGTTGAAGAAGAGCTGTGTCGCAAGAAATGTCAGTGTCGTCCGCGACTTTAACAGTGGCGCCATTAGCATCATGATCGACATCAGCAGAATGATCATGCACAGTCCATACAAGTTCTTTTACAGGGTGGTTGAAACGAAGTTCGTGTTGGGTGCTGGTTCCACTGACCGAAAGAGCATTGGAGTATTGAACTTGTTCGATGAGGTATTCGTGAGAGACTTGGGCGAAACGACGACGTTCATCGGTGTCAAGGAATATGTAGTCACACCATACTGAAACATTCCCAAGACCTACAGTGACAGCAGCGAAGGTTACATTAAGTTTTACTTCGTGGTATTGGAGGGCAATGAGTGGTAACGCGAGACCGGGGTTTCTGCAGAACCAGAATTGAAGGGGGACATATGATACGTCTCCACTAACAGCAGCATTAGCGGCGGCATCTAATAATGCTACTTTATCGCTACCGTTAGTTAAATCGGTCCAGACTTGCATCCAGTGTCCGTATTGTTTGTCAATTACTTGACCACCGATTTCGACTTCTACATTATCAATATTAGAAAAATGTTGACCTCTTACGGAATCAATAGCACCGGTGGCAGTAGTGGCAAGCCATACACTGCTAAGTAAATCACCATTTCTTGATACGGTGACTGAAATTTTAGAACCGGCAGAGGCCGATCCGTTGTAAGTTTGTTCGATTGATTCGACAGCGAAGTTAGTATGTCTGCGGTATACTACCTTGAAGAAGGTAATCTGAGGATTACCAGTTAAATATATGTCTTGTGCGCCATAGGCTACGAGTTGCATTAATCCACCTCCCATTATTTATATATATATAGGTAGATTTTTTTTCTATAAATTAATTATAATTTTCTTAAAAATAAACACATTTTTAATAAAATATAGATAAGAGATTTAATTGGAGTAAGCAAGACCACCCATACCACTCATGATGCGGAGGACGTTGTAGTTTACAGCATATACGTGTAATTTGCCTACATGGGTAGCGTGGTTAAGATTGAGAACGGCGTTATCAATTCTGGAGAAGTTACAGGTGCCACTGGGTTGGTGCTCTTCGGGTTTGAGGGCGAAAGAGTAAACGTGGGGAACACTTCCGGTTTGGTCTTCGGCACCGCTGTGGTATTGGTATCTTTGGACTTTAGTGAAGTATTTGCCTTCTCTGCGTTTGAAGCGGTCATGGCCGTTAAGTTGAAGGAGAGCATCGGTACATGTGATGTCGGTGGTTCCGTTGTTAACACTCCATACAAGCTCCTTTACAGGGTGGTTGAAGCGGAGTTCGTGTTGAGTGCTGGTTCCGCTGACAGAAAGAGCGTTGGAGTATTGAACTTGTTCGATGAGGTATTCGTGTGAAACTTGGGCGAAACGGCGGCGTTCGTCGGTGTCGAGGAATACGTAGTCGCACCAGACACTTACACCAGTGTTACCGGGTAAAGTGGCGAAAGTTACGTTAAGTTTGACTTCGTGGTATTGGAGAGCAATAAGGGGTAAAGCGAGACCGGGGTTTCTGCAGAACCAGAATTGAAGGGGTAAGTAACTTACACCACCGCCAACAGCGGGGGTGGCAAGGCATTCATCAACAAGGGCTGATTTGTCAGCGCCAAGGGAAAGGTCGGTCCATACTTGCATCCAGTGTCCGTATTGTTTGTCGATTACTTGTCCACCAATTTCAACTTCTACGTTGTCGATGGAGGCCCAAGCTTGGGTGGCCGTGCAGGCAGC